AGTATGGAGCGCATATTGATAGCGTTACTGATGTTACAAGGAGTATAAGCGTTATTTTAAATTTGAATAATCAATACAAAGGTGGTAGTTTAATTTTTATGAATCCCATGAATATAAATGAAAAGATAAAAGAAATACAATTAAAAAAAGGATCAATAGTTTTTTTTCCTAGTAATTTTTTATATCCTCATCAAATAAGCCCTATAACAGAGGGGACTAGATATAGTATAGTTGCTTGGCTTCAATAATAATGAACGAAAAAAAAGTAAGCATAAATAATTTTATTGGTATATATGATAATTATATACTCCCACAAGAATGTGATAAAGCTATAGAATATTTTGAAAAACAAAATGCCTTAAAAAAAGCATATGATAGATTACAATCTGAAAACACACCATTACTATTAAAAAACGATAGGGCTATTACCTTAAATGAACATGTTAATACTTGGTTCGAAGAATTCAAACCATTGTTAGTCAATTTCGATCTTGCACTTAGACACTATCAAGATTCAACAGGTATTTTAGTTTCTTACAATATACCATCTTTAAAATATACAGATATTAAAATACAGAAGACTCTACCAACTCAAGGTTATCACATTTGGCATTTAGAGCATGGAAATACAAAAGATAATGCATATAGAGGTTTGGTATACACAATTTATTTAAATGATGTTGAGGAAGGTGGAGAAACAGAGTTTTTACATTTTTCAAAAAGGGTAAAACCCAAAAAGGGTAGGATAGTTATATGGCCAGCTTCTTTTCCATACGTTCATAGAGGTAATCCACCACTATCTGGTGAAAAATACATATTAACTTCTTGGTTGATGTTATCGTGATCAGTCTTATAAACAAAAATAATAAATTAAGCGAAGAACGAAATAGTATAAATGTAAGCTATACTAGACATGTTAATATAATATTTGGTAATTATCCTTATCCGAATATTATACATAATCTAATAATGTCAATTAAATCTAATTTAGATACTAACATGCATAGCTACACTAATGTAAAAGGAGCGATGACTAGTTGGGATTATTTTTTGAATAAACCTGAATTTGTTGACTTTACAACCTATCTTATAAATAAATATCAAAATACACATCCACAAATATTTGAGTATTTTTTTGAAAGAAAAACTTTTCAAGATGCATGGGGTAATGAAATTAAAAAAGGAGATAGTGTTGACTTTCATACTCACCCTTGTTTGAGTGGTATTTTATATTTAACAAAAGGATCTGATCTAATATTACCAGAATTAAATTTAAAAATATCGCCAGAACCTGGAGATTATTATTTACTTCCTCCAGAAATAGTACATGGATTTGATATACATGAAGAAGACTTCAATAGATATAATTTAGTGTTCAATATTGTAGATAAAAACCATTTGGAATTTAATAAAAAAAAGAAATATTTAGAAACTACGAAGAGTAAGAAGTAGGTCTTTCACCTAATCTAGCTATCTTCTCAGCTTCACTTTCAGCAGAAACTTCATTACCTGATTCATCAAAAGATGTGACGTTATCATTATCCCAATCTGATTGTAATCTAGCTAAATGAGCTGCATCCCACTTATCAATAAATTGACTTTGAAAATCTCCTAAATCAGCTTGTGTCCATGTAGCGTGAGGAGTGTCATCTCTATGCTCGACAGTATCATTATAATCATGATTATCTGGTTGATATTGAATTGCCCAAATGTTTGACCATTTAGAATCATTCCAAAAAGAATCATTATCAATTACGTAAGCACCAGCACCATCTCCAGATTGTTTTATAATTCTTTTATCCTCGAATATTACTGTCCATTGTGCATTAGTTGCCATTTTTTCTCCTACGTTTTAATTATATATGTTACTGCTAGATAAGGTTGTAAAACTGATGTTGCATCTCCAACAAAGTTTGCACTCATGTTATGTGAGTGACCACTACCACTTCCAGTATTGTTAGTGCTATTCGGTGCTTGCAAAAGATAGTAACTTGAAGCACTAGCCCCTTGTAAAGCGTGAGGTGAATTTTTAGCACTACCACCATGGGCGTGACTAGCAAGTTGAGCTTCAGATAAAGATGCATTCGCTGTTGAACCAGCGACATTACCAGTTGAAGTAACTGTATTTGCTCCTCCAGTAGAAGCCAAAGCTTTATTGTTAGATTTTCCTACTGCTACATTGTCAGCTAAATTTGGCACGTTAAAAGTTGATGCACCATCTCCAGATCCATAAGTTGTACCTACTATTGCAAACAATGCAGAGTAAGTTGATCTTGAAACAGCTGCTCCATTACATTCTAAAAAACCTGTTGGCACTGATGAAGTAGACCAAGGTACAATAGTAGCTGTAGGAATTCCCTCGATACCTGTAAGGTCTGCTCCTGTAAAATTGTATCTTGTTGCTTCGTAATTTGACATATTATTTCTCCATATAAGTCCAGCCAATATTTGAACCAGAATACACTAATCCAAAACCTGCACCTTCTGTGTTAACTACTAAATCTGAAGACGCATTAGCTATTTTAGAACTGTTTCTTCCTACAGTCAATGCGTTACTGTCAAAAGTAAATCTTGAATCTATGAAATGCACTTCATCTCCAACTGCTGGAGACGCAGGTAAAGTTATTGTTACAGCTCCACCACTTGTATCTACAAAAAGTTGAGCTCCTGCTTGAACTGTTTCTGCAGCCGATACTGTTCTCCATTTTTTATACTCAACTGCTTTTTCAATATTAGTTCCATCTGAATACAATACATAACAATTTCCTTCACAAAGTAAAACTCCTGTGCCACTTACTGTTTTAAAAGTTAATGTGTATCCTGCGTGATCAGTTCCATCTATAACGTTAAAAACTTTTTCAATACTATTTGGTAAAGTGACAGTTCTGTTGGCAGCTAAGGTTCCTGTTAATTTTAAAGTTGCATTTCTTGCATTTGAAATTGTTCCATCAGTCATTGCCAAAGCAACATCTGAAGAGGCTACATCAATTGCTTGATATCCAGCAACAGATTGTTGAACCAAATTAAGATTGGTATTGGTTTTATCACCCCATGTACCGGCATTTTCTCCGGTTACCATTAATTCTAATTTTAGGTCGCTTGAATAACTTGATGCCATAAATTTTAATCTCCTAAATAATTCTTATTATATATAAACTAAGCAGCCAAATCAACTACCGTCCACGTATTAGATACTCCTAAATCTATCTCTGACCATGCGGTTAAATTAGGGTTTCCAACAGATCCTGTAAATTGTATGCCTGTAAGTGTTACCGCTGCATTTGCTGTTATTGGTCCTTCTTCCCCTAAAGCTGATGTAATTGATAATCCTGAAACCCCTACTAACATGGCTGGAACCTCAGCATGTGTGCCAAGTGTCATAGCTATTTGTTGTCCAGTAACTGGTTCAATAGTAGTTTGTTCAAGAGCAATTGTGCCTATAGCCGATGTCATCTGTATGCCAGAAACATCAACTGGAGTTTTTAGACCTCCTACAGTATTTCCTTGTTGTGATGTTATTGATATTCCAGAAACTTCTACAAGCGCATTCGCATCAAAACCTACTGTACCTACTGTAAAATCTAATTGATCTTCTGCAGCAAAAACGACAATTCCAAAATCCCCCTGTAAAGAAATTATACCTTGTGTAGAGGTCATTGATTGACCTGTAACTTCAGCAGTTACATCTGTAAATGCTGTTTCATTTCCAATAGATGATGTTAAAGATTGTCCTACGACTTGAACTGAGAAATTTCCACCCCAAGCAAACTCACCCCATTCAGCTCTACCCCAACCTTCTCCTGTTAAAGTAGTTTCGTCTACCGTTGCTGCACCAATACTTGAGGTTAAAGATGACCCGGTAGTTATTGCACCAATTCCAGATACAACTTGACCTATACCTAAGGATTCTAAACTTCCAGTAACTGTAACTAAAGCAGAAGTTCCTGCAACACTTGCTCCTTGTGATGAAGTAAGCTGTTGTCCACTTGGTTCAACAAGTGCGTTTCCTGCTACTGATTGTAAAGCACCAATACTAGATGTAGATGAAATTCCTGTTATTGATACATCAATGTGTCCTTGGTCTCCCCAAACACCATTACCCCAAGATAGTCCACCCCAAACATTTGACTCAATATCAAATATTCCACCCATGCCAATACCATGAACATAACAAAGATAATAAAAGTCAGTTGATGATGATGGTGTTACTTCTACATAACGAGTTGTAGCTGCGTTAAAGGTAGTTGTATTTGTGTATTGAGAGTAAGTTACTGCACCATCTAAATAATAAGTTACACCAGATGTGAGGTATTGATCTCTACTTGTAGTTGTAGAAAAAATTAATGGGTGGTTATTATTTGAAGCATCACTTTGTTCAAACCTTAGAGTACCACCTTCAACCCAATTTACAGTTCCTGGACCAGTTGAATTTCTAGCTCCGTCTAAATAAAAGACGTTTCCAGTTCCTCCCCCGTATAGGTTTCCTGAAGCTACGGTTACTGTATAAGTATACTCTGCCATAGCTCCAGGACCTTAAATTATGCTAATCTTAATATAGCTGCCGAAGTTGTGAAAGCTGGGAACTGAATAGTAAATGTTCCAGAAGTTGCAGTCTTATCACCACCAAAATCTAATACAGCAACTGCATCAGTTGTGTTTGAACCACCATCAGTTGTTGTGTTGTAGATTAAAGCTCCTCTTGCAGTAAGAGTTACGTTTTGAAAAGATAAATCAGCAAAATCTGTAATAGCTACAGATGATGAAACTTTTACACCTTGGTTAACCAAAGCTTTACCGCCCGCTGTATAGTTAGATGAAGTTACTTCAGTATTCGATCCACCACCAGGGTTTGTAGAATAGTTTTCAGTTGATTTACCTAAAGTTGCAGAACTTGTGTACATCGCCAACTTGTAAGTATCAGATGATCCATCAAAATCGTGCTTTCCTTGTAGTAACTCTTTTTTAAAAGTGTCACATATTGCATTTGTTGTTATTGCCATAATGGCCTCCTTATTAATTTGTGTTTGGAGTAGGACTAGGAATTTTAACTCTTGGAACTCCATCGTCATACTCTGCTCGTCTTCTTCTACCCATTTGTTGTAGGGCAAAATTCTGTACTTCTTCATTGTACTTCTTTTCATATAGATTGTACATATCCATAGGGCCTTTTAAAAATCTAAAACACTCTGTAAGCACGCCATGTAATAACATAGATTCTTGGTATTTTGCCAAATAAGTTTGGTTAGAAGATGTAAATTCAGGCGGATCTTTTATATAATTTATTTGAATTATATCTGCAGCGGCTGGGGTAGGAGCTACTATAATATTGAACTCATCCCAATTAGCAAAATATTTTGGAACTCCTTGTGCACCAGAACCATTAAATTCAGAAATAAAACTTGTATCTCTTTTTTCTAAAAAACTTCTTACACCACTTGAATCTATACGTTCAATAGATCTTAAAACTAAAACATCTGAAGGCATAGATACTGCTCTATTTCCTGCTGTAAAATTTGAATTTGCATATTTTCGTAAATCATCATAATCAACTTTACCTGCTATATCTAATTCAACGTTTCTAATAAATTCTTGTATTTGAGAATCAGATAATACAGTGCTACCAACCTCTGTATAGTTTCTTACTTGTGTTAAAAATTCTGAATGTGTTATAGCCATTATGTAATACTTACCTCCACTTGACCTAAATT